GGAAAGTTCGGAATACACCTTCTGACGATACTCGGTAAAAGACTTCCCCCATTCTTCCGGTGGCACTGGAAACTGCCCCATCCTCCCGACAATCTCCCGCTCTTCCGGGGAAAGTTCCTGCCCGTGATACGTTTCCACGACTTGACGGTACATATTGAGCCTGTAATCCGCGTCCACCTCCGCGGAAGTGACCTCCTGTAAAGACTTCGCGTTGATGATGTCCTGAGCGGTCCCGAGCCCGCGGGAGATCATGCCGCTCCAGAAGTTCATATTGCTTATGAGGTGTCTATACCGAGCGTCCTCCATACCGTGCTGAATCCCGGCAATCTGCGATTCCGTTCCGAGTTCCCGGGCCTTCTGTCCTGCCGATTGTGCCTCAAGCTGGTATCTCCGCGCCTCACCCATATGCGGCTGTTGACGCGACCCTACCCGCGTGTTCGGTCTCTGTATGCCCGGTGTATATTGAGGTATTCTCATTTACCCGCTCCAATAATTACCATTCGCCCACCAATTCTCCACACCAACATAGATCGATCCTGTTTCCACGTCCCTCCAACCCTCTTCAGTCCATACTATCTTTTCTCCGGTTCCTGGAGCGTAGGTCCACATCCCCACGGATGGACTACCGCCAGCCCTGGGGTCGTATTCATCCGTAAGATCCGGCACGTTCTCTTCCGCATAGGTCGCCGCCGCTTCATCTTGGCCGGTTGTGGGATCAACAGGGTCGGTGTTATCATCGATCTCGTCCGTTATATTCTGCTCTTCCCGCCATGCGGCCGCCGCCTCTTCTTTCTGAAACAGGTATTCTCTCTTGAAGTACTCGTACTGATCCCCGTATTCCCGCCCCAACTGTTCCCGTTCTCCGGCCTGTGCTTCCTGCGTATCTTCCAATATCTGCGCCGCAGTTGTCCCCTCGGTAAACTTGAATCCTGACGCACCGATCGCGGCCCTCTGGGAAACGTTAAAATCCTCTATCATTTCGTCATACGTGCTAAGCGCGTAATCTCTGTTTTCAAGCGTGGATGCCATGTCTTTCTGTGCCTGCTCTGCGTTATATCCAGCGGCCCGGGTCCTCGCCTGCGCCGCCGCCCGCTCGGATTCGAGAGTGTGAAGGTACTGTTCCTTTTGTGCCGCCGCCTGCTCCTGGGCCATGCCCATCTGCTCGGCACTGTACGCCTGCGATTCCGCGTACTGGTGCTGTCCCGAGACGTAACTTGCTATCCCAAGCCCCAAGCCCGCTAATGCTATCGCCGTCGCCATTATCCTATCCTTGCATATATGTAATAGTCCTCTTGGTCGGGTCCGAACTTCTCCAATAGACCCTCCTTGTGGAATCCCAAGTGTTCCAGAAACATCCGTGCTATTTTCCATCCACCCCGTACATGCGCCTGTATCCGGTGCAGTGAATACTTGCTTTCCACCAGATCAAGAAACCTCCTTGAATACACGTACACTTCCCTTTTGTACGCCCCGACTCCCTCTTTACACATCAGCCAGGCTTCCGCAACCCCGGGATGAAGTATCACGATCCCGCCGCACATTATGAGCTCGTCCCCGTCAAAGGCTGATTGTGCAATACCGTTGTCGATCAGGCGTTGAGCGTCCGCACCGCGGGGACGGTGCCGGTCCTCGGCCCGCGAGCCCAACATGAGCACGTGCTCGGGAATAAACGGTTTCAGCGTCAGGTGTTTAGTCATAGACATCAAGTTCCGCGACAAGCGCCAGAATATTGAGCGGTAACGGCTGGTCCTGTATCACCATGATATTTCCCTCGTCACCCACTCCGCTCGGAAATGTGATCCTCTTGTTTCCTGTATAAAGTTCCGGCGGGCTGTCCATTTCATCCGCAGCCGTCCTGAAATATATTATCTGTAGGTGGTCCTCATCGGGCCCGGCCTTGCCCCCGAGAGATTTGTATACCCTCAAAATAAGTGCGCTTATGTCCATCATCTGACCGACGGCAGTACCCCGGGAAGCGCCGGCGTTCAGCGGCATCAATTCAAGTGTCGCGGTATATCCGAGCCCCACGTGTATTTTATTCGCATAATGATCGAGCTCAATTTCTCCCCCAACCACCCCCACGTCAGGATGTGTCGCACCGTCTACAATCACCGATACGAGTTCACCCTCAAGGTGCTCAAGTCCCGCTATCGTATCAACTACCCGCTGAGCCACGCCCCCATCGGTGTAAGCCGTGGGCCACGCGTCCCAATAGTCCGGTTCCAGGGTCGGCTGTTTGTTAAGGTTCTCTTCCGTTGCTATATAGAGGTCCCCGCCATCCTCGACAATACTGTTTACCGGGTATGTGATTGCGGCGTTCCATGCGGCGAAATCGTCGGTCTCTGCGAGCTCAAAGTCATTCGCGCCGGCGTTCTGTACGGTATAGACATGATTGTTGAGTTCCGTGGAACCCTCTACCTCCGTGATTCTCACCGTCTCACCGTTCGCAAACGGGTGCCCGGCACAGGTAACGACCACGGGCTGCGCCTGCGTTACTCCGGTAATAGAGTAAGCGCCCAAATTGTCCTCGGTGATCCCACAGTCTAAATGGTACACGTCCGTCTGGTCGTCCCCGACCTTCCGGGTCTTGAAGTATTCCACGAATCGCTTTGTCTCCCCGTCGACCGTACGCAACACGGAAACCCATATCTCGTCCTCGGTCTCACCCGGTATGATAGCTATGCTCTCGAAACTGCCACGCGTGCGGTGTCTATGCCATCCAAATATTCCGTACTTCTCCTCATACGTGAACCCAATGAGTTCACCCTCTTCATTGATAGCCCAATAGACCACGTCGGGATTTGTTTGCAGTTCCGCTTCGACGATCCCGGACCCGGTAATATGGTCAGCGAGCCAGGTTATATCAGGGGAAGTCCAGGAGCCGATCTCGTTCCGGTATCCAAGTGCCCGGATACGCCGCCCGCCTTTCTGAGCGAAAAACACCTTGTCCCCAACCAGAATCCCCTGTATGTTCGCGGTGCCGTACCGAGACTCGACAAATTGACGGCCAATATTCTCGACAGCGTCAAGGGCGGCCCCGTCCCCGGTGATAATACCTTCCGCGCAATCAGCGCCGAAAACTATAACGTTCTTCGCTACGAGCCACCGTATGAATAACCGCCGATCGTGAAAGAGGTCGTAAGTCAACGCGCCGGCGTTCTGAAAGTCGTTCCACGTATCCGTGACTGACATCCAAACGCGCCCCGGGCGATTATTCGAGCCAGCGAACACAAGCCTGTTCTCGAAAATGGTTATTGCCCCGGGTCGATGATTTGCGTCATCAAACGACTCGGCCCCCGCCCACGCAATATCCCCCATGGTCCAGTCGGTATCGTCCGTGCGGGTGAGCTGTTGGGGTTTGTAACCGGGATGGACAAAATACATGGTGTCTTCGGATTGTATGTACTTGATATCGAAAACATCATCTATTCCCCATATGGTGGCTTCTTCATAGGGGTTTGCACCGTCGTAAATCAGCTCGTGCGTACTACCCTTATAGAACCGTATCACCCCGTCGCCGAGTTCAAGCACATAGTTGTCCGCAGCCAGTTCAAACGGTATGAGCCGTATCTTGTGACTGACGGGCCCCTGTCCTTCCGAGCCGTTCGCAACAAAGACCGTGCCGGGCCGGGAATCCACCCCACCCTCCATGGTGAGCAGAAAGTTCTCCATCGTCAGGCAGGCGCTATGATAACTTTCCACGTCAGTGCGCCCGGTCATCCTCGGGGACCATTCGCCAGACGAGAAATGGTTAACGATCTTGTTGGCTCTCGCCATTAAGCCCTCCCCGCCTCCGCTACCGTGTACTCGTCGCTGTCATCGGGCTTGTTTCCCTTGCCCTCTATACAGGTCGCCTCGTGCAGTATCGTGTAAAAATCCTCGAGCAGTTCCCGGCGTTTCACCCGTGAATGCTTGAGTTTCCCCGCAAGTTCCGCGGCAAGAAGCGTGTAAAATGCTTGGACAAAATGAGCAGTGTACTTCGTGGAAACGTCGATTTGTCGAACATAGTGGATATTCACCGACTCGAGGTTGCACAGGAGCCGGTCAGCCTCGATCCTGAAATCCGCCTCGGGGTTGTCCGGAAGGCCGAGAACGATAATGCAGTCATTCGGTAGTTGATAGTAATACTCGTAATCCTCGGTTATCGGGGTGTCGTCAAGTTGCGCCAGGGCCACCCGGTGCTGAGCAAAGGCCCACCGGAACTTTTCAAGCACCACGTCCCGTACCTGCGTAAAGAATATGTTGCAGAGTATCGCCTCTTCTGACTCGTCCTCCATGTTCACGATACGATTCCCTCCCACAAGGGTAATCGCCATGTTACAGATTGCCGTACTTGATTCAGCCATGGATTACTCCTCAGACTTTTTCGCCCTGGGCTTCCTTGCACCCGCTGTCTGTTTCGGGGGCTTGATCTCCTCAAAATGCCGGGGAACCTCGACCTTGTCCTCGAACTCCACGATCTGTCCCTCTCGGTAATACTGGTTGAAATAACAATCCCTGACGCATCGGTACTTCTTCATGGGTATTCTCCTTAAATGAAGGGGACGGGCGAACCCGTCCCCCCGTTGTCGCTTGCCTTAATCAGGCTTCAGAAAAGCCGTGAGTTTTCCGGTAGCCATCGTGGTATCCGGGTAATATTTCAACCGAATGTGATCCAAGAGCCCGGAACCCGGGAGCGCCTGCTTCATAAGCAGTCCTACCGTCTGGAGCGGTCCAGCCGTTGTCGGACAACTGACCAAAGGCATTCCGACCACATCTGCAGCAGCCGGAGCCGCGGAACTGGTGAGTAACCAGATCTGAAACTCCGTGGTTGCTTTATTTGCGAATGCGACGGAAACATAGACATAGATATACAGAGGAGAGCCCTCTCCCACTTCCGTGATACTCTTCACATCGATATAGTCAGTACTGACCGCAGCGGTGGTGATAGCCTGGTCTTCCGAGAAAATCAGTTTGGCATCAAACATATCATTCCCTCCTTAGGCCATCGCCACTTCAGTATTTATTATCTGACCGGCGATATGAATTGGTACACCACGGAAATAGGTCACAGGAACGCCGAAAGCGTCCTGCGCCGTGTAATACACGTTGGGCATATTCTTTGCAGCAATGTCTACCTGCGCCTTCAGTTCTTTGTTCATGTAAATCACAGCACCTTCAGCATTTCTCGGCATATTGGAAAGAGCCTCAATGACGAGATCCTCATCAAACTCGTTCGCACCACCGGTGAGTTCGATGTTTGTTACAATCTGCACGCAGCGATCATCCCTGACCACGAGCCCAAGATGGGCGATAAACTGAGATACATACGCGTAGAACCTTGCGGTCCCGGCGGTAGTAATCAGTTCCTTGCCCTTATCGTTGCGCTCAATGGCCTGTTTCGCCATGTTACGCGGATACACGAGATGAACACCATTCTTGCCCCACTGCACGATGAATAGGGACGTGGTGTCGCCACCAGCCCCACCAGTGTCGTGAGTATTGTCAAGTGTGAGTAAATTGTAACGGGTGCGAAGTCCGTTAATGCTGTTGGGTTCTGTGGCGAGTACGCCATAGAAAAATGCTGTTTCAACGGTTTGGGCCAGTCCTTCGAGGTGAGCAAGATCCTCTTCCCAGCGGAACTGTTTGGGATTCGGCGCGAGGTTGACGATCATCTCGTCAACTTCCACGCGACTCTCAAGGTATCCGATCTGTTCAACGATCTGCTCGGTCTGCGAGGCTTCCGGGTCAACTCCTTCATTCGCGGCACGCCATGTACCGGCAGGCAAAGCGGCCCTTCTGGTGATTACGTGTGCAGTCTTCTGGTTCGCCTCATACCAAAGAGCATCCTTGAATATGGGCGTTTCCTTGTCAAGCACCTCAGCGATAGCGAGCATTTCCTTGTTGTTGGTTCGCTTGGCGAGCTCGACGAAGGTCAACTGCGCACTGACATCATGTTCGGCCACAGTGTTGCCTCCTGATTTGGAATTGACGCTTCCTTTGAGTCGGAATCGCCGCTTCCTTCAGGCCAGGCTGGGCTTCCCATGATGCAGGTCGCTTACCCCGACCGTCGGGTCACTTTGAATCAACCCGCCAGTCACAGCGGACTAACAGCCCGCTCAGTCTTGACGATCAGGTATGTCCTTCATGGACGGGTAAAGATCATCCCACGTGAGGTCATTGGCAGGCCCCCGCGGTTTCCCGCCGGTGAAGGAATCTTCCCCGACCGCTTTACCTATCTCATAAAACGCTTTCAACACGTGTGGATTGTTCGAGAGCAGGTCTTCACCATCAATGGCCTTCGCAAGCTCTTCACCGCCGAACTTGACTATGGCTCGACGAGCAAGCTCCTTATTGCCATCGAAACTCTCTCCCCATTCGTTTTTCACGCCGTCCATCGCTTCCTTGAGCTTCTCGGCCCTCTTGTTGAAAGCGTCCACAAGCACCTTGTGATACATGTTGTAAATCGCTTTTGCAGCGTTCTTGGGGATCTTGTTCTCGTGACACGTCTTGAGAAACTGCCCCTTGATTTCTTCATCTACCGACATACCAGCCGGTAGTTCCGGGGTCCCGACATCGTACCCGTCCGGGCTTCCCGGCACGTCCGGCGTGAGGCTCTTGACCTTCTCATTGAGCTCAGACACCGTCTTCTCATGTTCAAACCACTTCGAGACCGCCTCACCCGGGCCCTTCATGCCCTTGAGACGTTCGTCCTTCTGCATCTCCGCCGGCAGAGCCGCCGTCCACCTCCCGAATCCATCCTCGAAAAATGACTTGTCCTCATCCTGCGTTGTTCCATCGTCAGTCGGTTCACCCATGGTGTCCCTCCCTTAATGATTTTTTATAGCATCGAGAATACTCTCGACGTTGTACGTTAATTCATACGGTTTGAAAAAATCCCCAACGTGCGGTCCGTTGTCTTCGGTCAGTTCGATACACTCCCGACCCACGCTCCCCACGCCCGCGAAGTAGTCCTCAAACTTCGTCCCGTCACCGCTCAGGTTATCCGATACCTTCACCCATAATGCAGGCTTCCCGAGCGCGTCCGCGAGTATCAGTCCGTGCAGTCCGCTTGACACGATCTTCTCGCACCGCGTCACGTCTGTTATTACCTGGTCCACGTCCCCCTGTACGTCGATAAAGAACGCACCGGGTATCGGGCACGGTATCTTCCGGTCGATATAGTGCGGCATCCACCCGTACTCGTATTCCACCTTCTCCTCGACGTAGCCCATCACGTGCGGGAGCAGGAGTACCGGGTCACCGTACACCGGTTCTTCATCGAACTTCCATTTTTTTGTCGAGGGCCACGTTCCCCCGAGCCCTTCCGCAATTTTCCGCGATACCGGGCCCCGCAGGAGTTTTATGTCTTTCGGCGGTTCTATCCACTTCGCGGTACGGCTGATAAACCCCGCACCGCATACAATCGAGTGCGCGTTGCAGAACCCCATGATACTACCGCACATAAGCAGGTGATCTTCCGGGGTCTGGTCGAATACGTGCATCCTGTGGGGCTCGTGGAGAAATATCGCCTCGTACAGGTACGGATTGATATCGTCCCCGAAATTCTTCAGTCCCGCGTAATACCGTAGTCGTTCAACCATTTAAATGACCTTTATCAGCCACTTTTTGAGGATATGCAGTATCTTCGCGTCCTCTCGACCGTCCGTCGGCCCGGCCCCGAGCTTCGTGGCGTAAGCCGTCAGAAACTCCGCATCGTTTGCGTTTATCCTGCCGTCATCATCAAGAGCCTGCAGGAAGGTGATAAAAGCAGCCGCCATACCATCAGCGTTTGACATTTTGTTCTCCCATCTTTTTATTACGCCGACGCAATCGCCAGCGTTCAATCAATCCCTTCTTTTCAGGGATTTGCGCATTCAGCATCATAGCAAGCAGTATCGGGTCTTCTTCCCACCGGGACGGGTCCCATACTCCGAGGTTCCTGAGAAACACCGTCCGTGCCCAGCCTTCGAGCGCGTCCTGTTGAGGTGTTCTCTCGACGGTCTCACTGAAAAACCCGGTTGACTGCAATATGTGATTCGCCACCTTTAACCCAAGCTGATCCCGGGTGAATAAGGCGCGGTACATACCCTGTATGTCTTTACTCGTTTCCATTAGCTCGCAATCCCCGCCAGCATCCCGCTTGACTGCAGGAGCTTGTCAAGTGTCGAGCCCGGCTCAATCTCCTTCTCAAGCCCGGGCACCTTGTCGAGCGCTTCGAGCAGTTTCTGTCTCTGCTCTTCCTGAAGCGCCCTTTGTCCCCTCTCCTGACGCAAAGCCTGTACCTCTTCATCGCTCCGAATAGCCCGCTGGGGCATACCGTTCGCTTCGAGGATTTCCTTTATGAGAATATCAAAGTTGACGTAATCGAGCGCGGCGGGTGACATCTCCGCAAGCGGGGCCGCTATCCTGATACTGTCCACCGCACCGCGGGTCTTGAAAGCCTTTTGCTGGATCTGCGCGAGCGGCCCGAGATAGTCAACCTCGATCGGTTTACCCACATACTCCGTGAGTTCTTCCGGCATCGGAGGAAGCCTGCCCGCTTCCGATTCCATATCCCATAACCGATTGAATAGCGGGTCAAGGCTCTCGCTCTGTAGGTTCCCGACCGCCGTACCGAGTACCGCGGCTTTCTCTCCCTGCATCTCAAGTATCTCGGTAGCCGTCTTCTGCCCCCGCCCCTCCATCTGTGCGAGCATAAGAAAGAAATCGACCATGAAGTGTTTATCGATTATCCGCCGGATATCGTCTTCCCGGTCCTTCCCAATGGGATAGTTAATACCGGTGGTCAGGGGCTCGTGCCGTTCCCTGTCGTATTGTGAGTAGTAGTTCTTACCCCCGGGGCCGTGCCGTTCCTGTCCCCTGTGTATGGCCGGCACCATCCAAGGAGGATTAACCGCGAGCTCCGCAGCTTGCAGCATCTTGTATGACATCTGATTGAGCCTGAGCAGGTCCACGAGCGCATTGTGCGCCGGGCTCCGTCCGTACCATTCACGGAGGTTTTTCTTCCACCGCCACACCTTGTGAGGATTCTGGTTAAACCCGCTCTGACTGAGAATCACGTCCTCTTCGTCCGCCACCTCCTCGATATACACGGAAGTAAACGGCATCCCCCTTGTACCCTTGCTCTCGGCACCGCTGTACACCCGGTCCTCGTTCGGGAACACGGCGTGTATAAAAGTAAACTTGTCGTCCATCGTGGAGGCTTTCTCCGCAGCGTCCACAACACGCTTGCTGAGATTGTCCCCCCACCGCTTGTATGCTTCCCGGGCCGAGAGCTCAAACACCCGGTGCACGGTATCGACATCGTTCCACACGTTCTCCGCGATATAAAACTCATACGGAGATATCACACGGAAGTGCGGTTGAAACCTCGATACATTCTCCTCAGTGTAAAGATCAGCGGTCCCGATGGAGGAGGCATCTTCCACGTACTGATTGAACGCGTCGTAATAATTGGTATTGTCGAACAGTTCGTAAAAGTACTGCGTACAGTCCGCGAGCCAGACCTTGCCGACCTTGTGGCTCTTCAATTCCTCATTGGTAAACTTGAATTGAAACCAGGTGAGGTTACGTGACACCAGGTGCCCCTGAAACCCCGACACCAGACGGCCCCACGCGATAACGGGATACCCGCTGTATGACTTCGTACCGATCTTCCCGCCTTCCTCGTCCAGATTCTCCCGGCGGATGTTCACGAGGTCACAGATTTCATCCCACACTTTCTCGTATTTACTCCGCACTTCTTCGAGGCTTTTCTGCCTGAGCCTTATCCGCTCGGCAAGTGAAAGGTCTTTCGATTCCTGTACCGCTTCCATGGCCTACACCGTAAATGTCATTGATTTGTTATGCCCGACCCGTACGTCAGGCGCGACGTATATCTTGTAACCCAGCTCTTTCGCGCGCCAGCACCACCCCAGGTCCTCCGTAAGCTCAAAGTCCTTCCACATATACCGCGCTATAGTGGTCCGGAACCACGGATACTCCATGTTCTCGAATACTCCGTGCTTGATGCACATGAACGCGAACCCGACAAAATCCACCTCCGTAAGCCCCTGCTCGGTCTTCGGAAACTCGTCTATGCGTTTAAGGTTGTGATTCGCATAACACGGCTGCCCCTGCGGTGTCTCGGTCCATATCCCGAACGGTGCGGCTATCGTGTTCCCCCGGGCCGCTATACCCGACACGATATCAACATCGTATTCGATCAGCTTGAGCACGCTTTCCGGATTGAACTCCATGTCACTGTCAATCCACATCATGTAGTCGTAGGGAACCCCGCCGAAAGGAACCATCATGTCGAACGGTATGTTCAGGCCCATCGAAAGCGACGTGTTCCGGGCCGAATACACATCCGATGAGTACCTGATATCACGGACGTACTCGATCCCTTCTCTGATGCACAGTTTTACGAGCTCTTCCCAACTCGCCGAAAATCCCGCAGTGAAAGTCTTGCCAGGTGTCAGAAAATAGATCTTCATTCTTGCAACCCGCTCCTCAGGTAGTCGTGTTCTTCCTCTTCCTGCTCGCTTTTCGTGGCCGGCGTGTCCAGTGTCGGCATGTATTCGCTCGCGTACCATATAGGCATCGCCAGGCTTATCACCATATCGTCATGGTCAGAATCCTTCCACGCCTCGAACGATTCATGTCCGGTACGCGGATTGACCTTTACACGGAAGTTTTCGAGCTCACCCTTCAATACATCCGCGTCCGGTAACTCTGCCGCAATCCTGATCTGTCCGGTCTGGAAAAGAACGAGTAAGGCGGATACTAAATCCTTTTTGGGTACATTAAAACCGTCCGGGGTCTCGGTTACTTGAGTTCCGCCCGTTATCGTGATACCAATAGGATTTAATTTCTCAGCCCGCATCATCTCTATAACTGCACGCCCAACTCCGGTCTGGTCCACCAAGAGATATCCGTCGAGACTGATCTCCGGTTTCAAGAACATCTTGACCAGGTGCTGAACGATAATCGGATAAGTTGATTCACCCCTGAATCGCTTGAGATACCGCACACGGTACTCATGGATGAACGTGTCTTTATCATCCCGGTACACGGTCGCTCTCTCTGTCAATGAGATGGCGGTATAATCCGTGGTCTCCCCGAGATCGCAACCTATGAGGTAAATACATCCCTGCATCAACCAAACTCCATCGGCTTAATAGCGTCGCTCACAATGTCACTGTAGAGCGGTTTAACCCCATGCTGGAAAGCCTCGGCGATGAGATCGTATGGAAACACCTGGTCCTCGGTCTCGACGAACTCGCAGAAGTATTCCTGTCGATACCACCGTTCCGGCATGGATTCCTTTTCTTGTGCAAGGAACTCCGGCGTAATCCGCGGACATTCAGCCGCGGTAATCATCACCTTTTCCCAACCTGCGGCCTCGTCCCACTCGTGGAAGAAGAATCCCCGTTTACCGTGCGGTGTGCTCATCAATATCAAAGACCCGTGACTGACGGCGAGCATCGGCTTTATTGAGAGATACAGGTTGTCGAGCACCTGAGCCGCCTCGTCTATAATGATCAATGCCGCCCCCGAGTATCCGCGAATCGTACCCTCTTTCCCGGGCAGGCTGATAATCCGTGACCCGTTCTCAAGCGTCATGTAGAGCTTGCTGTCCTCGACCTTCTTTAGCCGGATTCCATACGCATTGTCTACGTCGAGAACCTTCCGGAACAGCTCGCTTGACTGCCGGAGTGACGGTGAGAGCAGAAGAACCAATGAACTCGGGTCATACGTCGCCTTGTGATACGCCTTATGCGCGATAACGGTTGATTTGCCGTACTGCCGCGTGCAGTTGAGCATTAACCGGTCGCCCTCGTACCGCAGTATCTCGGCCTGCGAGGGGTCCGGGTTAATGATCCCGCATTCACGTGCAAATACAGCCGGGTCCATGGCCTGTAGCAAATCAAGATCGGTGCTCGTCATACTCGGACCTCAATAAATCCCGCAACTCGACATATACCTGCGGGTGCTTTTTCTGTAGGAATATCACTGCGGACGAGTTAACCTGTAGGATATTCACGTTCACCCGCTGGTTTTGGAGCTCGCCGACGAGCTTTGCCTCAAGCTCGAGCAATCGGCTCAACTCCCTTATGGCCGATAGCGCAACGTTCGGGGAACTCCCCTTCGCTGTATCAAGAATGTTCCGGGCCTCTTTCTGCAACTCCACAAGGCGCTCGAGCAACGTGACCGCTTTCTTCTCTCTCTTGGCAGCCTGCTTCTTCGCAGTCTTCTGTACCTCTTTCGAGAGGTGATTCTTTTTATGCCTGTGAAGCGCGTCATGCGAAACGCCGTATTGTTTCGCTATGTTGCGTAATGCAACACCCTCTATCAAAGAACGGTCTATTTCATCACGTTTTTCATGTGTGCAGATTGAGCAGGGCCTGGGCATCTCATTTCTTTCTCTTTACAGGCTTTCAATTTTCTTCAGGATTTCAACCCTTTCGGATTCGAGGTCGGCATGAATTAATTCCAATACCTTCTTGCGGGTCCCCCCCCTTACCTCCACGTCCGGCACGACATTTATCTTTTCTAATACAGTGGGGTGCCTTGGGAGGGTTATCTTTTCAAGAACATCGATTTCACTCATGAGCCCCCTCTGCATACTTTCGATCTCGCGTAACCTCCTAAGGCTATAGATGGCTTGCTCTACCATTTCAATCTTCATCTCTCCCCCTCGTTACTCGGTAAATTGAGACTCTGATCTTCTATGCGGATATTGTGAATGTGCGGCCTTCGACGTAGGTTCTTTCCGCAGGGGGCAAATACGTAGAGGGTGTTACCCCCAATGGAAGACCCGCCGATATTCGTTTGTTCGCAATGGCGGAAAACGGAAGTTCGCGTATATCAACCCTCTTTGTTTTCGATCCGGCCTGTCTCCTCGGGAGGTCGGCACGGTGACTTAATTGATTTTTGGCTATTGCGCGTATTTTCCGTTGATTCCGCCTTCTACTTATAGACGTGTCTAATTGAGCCATTTGTGAAATGCCTCCTGTAATTTTTTGTTTATTTTTTCGAGTCGATAATAAATCGCTCTCTTGGTAATCCCCACCTCCTCCGCAATCTGCCGTTGTGTCATGTGTCCCCTGTGCCGCATCTCGAATACTCGGAACTCGCCGGGTGTAAGTATCTGCTCGATACTCACCCACAAATCGATCTCATCTGTTCGCATTTTCCCCCCCATATAAAAAGGCGAGAGATGGACCGCACGGCGTGTGAGCCATGCAATCAATCCCTCGCCTCTCGTGTGAGTCAGCGATTCGTTAATCTAAGGGTAGCTCTCGTTCCTTCCGCTTGCAGTTCATCACGTCATAGTGCGTAAACCTCCCGTCCACGAGGTAAAGATGCACCCGGCCGTGGGCGTAGTCGCGCTCGAGCAGGCGGAGCTCCTCAAGGATATCCGCGTTCTTCTTCACCCACTCGAGCAGCCCGGGCGGTAGGGTCAATCCATCACCTCCATGGTTTACTGACTGTCAGTACGATATTGGTTTAATTGGTTCATTGGGGCCCGCCATAATAGCCCTTTTTAATTCAAAGCAGTTTGATAACTTCCCAACAAGCCATCGCGTTTGGTAATCATCGGGCATATCGCCCCGTGCATACATTTCCTTGAGCTTGTCTAATATTTCTTCATCGGTCATGTCGGGCCACAATGGTTCCACCTTCTTCATTCCATCGCCTCCATGATTTTACATAGGTGCTCCACGGCCCGCTCCCCGCGCCCGTTATACCTGTATACCGCCATGTACCAG